AACATCAATTTCTTCACCTGGTGTCATGCCAGGCATAACAGCATCTATATGCCAACCTCTACGTGACGGACGCATCCAACTATAATCTGTACGAATAGCACTAGTTAAATTTGTTTGAATCAATTCACGCCATGGCATAACAGGATTTGTTGCCTGTTTAATTAGACGTTCTACACCTTTTGGAATAGAACCTGCGTCTGCACTTTGTGCTGCGTTAATAATTGCTTGTTTTACTTCTTGGCGAATTCTGTCACGTTCTTCCTGTGACATTTTTGGGCGCTTACCATTTTTACCATCCTCACCCTCATCGTCGCCATCACCATCTTCACCATCCATATGCTCATCCAACAGTTGATCGATAAGATCATCCATTGAAATTTTTTGTGCATTTTTCATCAAATCATCGTAAATTTCCTCAGCTGGTTTACCATCGTACTTGCTTTCATATAGGCAAGGTACAGTAGTAATAAACTGACCAATTTTATGACGTTTCAAATCTGCGTTAACAGCATAGTCATCAGCAATATTCCAAACTTGCGGATTACGATCATTTCTTCTACCAATATGGTCATATACTACATGCAAAACTTCATGTGCTACCAAAAACTCAACCTCTTTAGGTTTAAGCATCATTATAAATCTTGAATTGTAGTAGAAACGCAATCCATCTGTAGCAGCGGTGCCACACCAATCATCAGCGTTAATTAGTTGCAACCTTGTTGCAAGGTTACCAAAAAAACTATGTCTTAGTAGAAGACCAATACGTGCAGTAACCAATCTTTCACGTGCTTGCGCATCGACCTTAGGATCAGTTGGTCCAATTAAGTTGTCGTGTTTTTTACTACGTTTTCTTTTTTTAGTTGGCTCAATTACTTCACTCATAATATGCTCCTATCATTAATACTTATATTATATCATTACATGAATTTATTGTCAATGTAATTTTTTGGGATCAATAGGTTCATCAAACATTTCATCCAATAGTTCCAAATCAATTGGTGTAGACATTTCTTCAAGTTCACCTGATTCGGCTAGTTTTTTAATTTCTGCTACCAATTCATCAAGTTCTTCTTGTGTGCCCTCAAAATCATCAAAACAGCCAGGCACAAATCGTATTTTAATTTTCTTTTCTTGAATCATAAAAAACCTTTAGAAAAAAAGGGTGAGAATATTTCTACTCCCACCCAAAACTTAAGTACTTTCGTACTTAGGAGCTACCTTAACTACCTGCTTCAACAATGTATTTCCCGAATTTCTTGTGAAACTCATCGAAATTATTAAGTTGAGAAGGTTCGATTGGAAGTTCGTATGTTTTCAGTGCAATCTTTGCACCCATAACGACCAATTCTGTTTCAAAGTTTTGCATCATATAGTCAAAAAAGTTTTGTGCCATTTCATGAAACTTTTTATTATCTACACGTTTATTTTGTACTGCATCCTTCAATTCATAACACATTGCAATGGTTAGTGCGTACATAGCAGAGATTTCTTTTATGGCAAGGTCTTTAACCTTACCATTAAGAATGTCACTTGGTTCAGGCATCTTACCTGCAATTTTACGGTGTGCTGCAAATTTTACAGCTAGCCCTTCACCTACTGCACCAGCCACAAGATTAAATTGTGTGTCTGTGTCCATTGAATCTTCATCTTTTAGCAAATCAGAAACAAAGCACCATGAACGCGGTGTAGCGAATGCTCGGCTACTTGATTTATTATCAAAATCGTAAAGATCCTGTTTTGCAAAACTTAGATAACCAACAACATCTTTGTGAATGCCTTTATTTACAGCCCATTGTTGCCATGCAGTAAAATCGGCTCTCATCTCAAGGTGAATGAAACGATTCGCAAGAGGCATCGGCATACGATAAGTAACACCTTTGTCACTATCACGGTTACCTGCTGCAACAATTACAACATTGTCGGGTAGTTTATACTTACCTACTTGACGATTGAGAACCAACTGATAGCCTGCAGCCTGAACTGCGGGTGGGGCAGAGTTCATTTCATCTAAGAATAATACAATGATAGGGTACTTACTTGCAAGTTCTTCATCAGGCAAATCGACTGGGGGAGCCCAATCCATCTTACCGTTTTCTTTATTGAAATATGGGATACCACGAATATCTGTGGGTTCCATTTGTGCCATGCGCAAATCAATCATAAGACCACCAAGTTCTTCAGTGACCTCAGCAACTACTTCAGATTTGCCGATACCGGGCGGGCCCCAAAGAAAAATTGGGCGTTTGGTTTTAAACGCAGTCATAATAGACTTACGTGCTTGAATACTTGTAATAGTATGATTATCAGATACTGCTGCCATATCTAGCTCCTATGTTTATAAAAAATTACAACTGTCAAATTGTATTACTTTTTGTTTTTTTTGTCAATACGTTTTCGGGCGACATAACTTAAAAATTGATCCGTTAATTCTAGTTCACGGTCATAAGCTTCTATTTCCCATGGTCTATCTAAATATTCTGCCTTTACGGGACGCCCCATCCAAAAGGTTCTAACATGCCCGCGTTTCGTAAATTCAGTTTTTACTTGTCCTCTGGCAAATTGCTTAACATGAACCATTTCATGGGCTAGGGTAGTAAGCAATTTAGCAGTAGATAACTTATTATCTAAAGCTACACAAAGTTCTTTGTGTGAGATTTTAGCCGTTAGCCCTAATTGGCCGTCATTTTTACGTAAACCCTGCTTAGTTAAAATGTGCAGAAAATAGTTGCTATTTTGCAAATTTAGTTTTTTTGCGAAATAATTGGCTGCAAATTCAATAAGCTTTTTACGTTCAGGGCTTTGACTATATGATTTAAGTTTCATACCGATATTATAGCAGACTATCTAATTACTGTCAAATGTTTCTTTTTTGACAACTTAAACGCCAAGAAAAAACGATAAATATCTAGTAATCAAGGATTAAAAATGGCATTTACCAATTTAGAACCAACCGGCGTTAATACCTCAGCTACTTTCACCTTTGCAAATGTAACAGTTACCGGCAACATAACTTCGGGTAACGCTAATTTGGGTAACGCGGTATCAGCAAACTACTTCATAGGAAATGGTAGTTTACTGACGGGTATAAGCGGAACATATAGCAATGCGGATGTTGCGAACTATCTCCCAACATACACGGGCAACGTCAATGCAACCTATTTTGTTGGTAATGGTGCATTTTTAACCGGAATACCAGGAACATATAGCAATGCTGATGTTGCTAATTATTTGTTAACCTATACTGGAAATATTTCAGCAAACTATTTCATTGGAAATGGCTCCACACTAACGTCGATTGTAGGAGCAAATGTTACTGGTCAAGTAGGTAATGCATTAGTTGCAGGTACAGTGTACACAAATGCACAGCCAAATATTACCAGTGTTGGTACATTAGCTAATTTAACTATATCTGGCACTGCTAACGTTAGTAATTTGTTAGTATCTAACTATGTATTAGGTAATCTTATACCAAATGCTAATGTAACATATGATTTGGGCAACAGTAGTTATAGATGGAAAGACCTATATTTGTCAGGTAATTCTATTTTTATTGGTGATGTTCAAATCCAAACTTCCGGAAACGACATTGACCTGTCAGGTAATATATCTTCAGGAAATGCAAATTTGGGCAACGTAGCGATTGCAAATTATTTTGTTGGAAACGGTGCTTTTTTAACCAATACAGTAGGCGGTAATGTAGTAGGTCAGGTGGGTAATGCGTTAATTGCCGGAACAGTATACACTAATGCACAACCAAATATAACCAGTGTTGGTACTTTGGTAACAACAACAATAGGCACAAACTCTAATGTTGTAATGAACGGTGACCTATCACAAATTAGTGGTGCAAATCTTGTTAGTGCAAACTACCTAACTGGTACTTTAACTACTCAAGCACAACCAAATATAACTAGTGTTGGTACTTTAATAACAACAACCATAGGCACAAACTCTAATATTATAATGAGCGGTAATCTATCGCAAATTAGTGGCTCTAATTTACTCAGTGCAAATTTCGTTACAGGAACCTTAACTACATCAGAACAGCCTAATATTACCTCAGTTGGCATATTATCTAATCTTACTGTAAGTGTTTTAGGAAGCGTGAGTGGCGCAAACTTAGTTAGTGCAATTTACTTATCAGGAACACTAACAACAGGATTACAACCATCAATTACACAAGTTGGAACTTTAAGCAGTTTATCTGTAACGGGTAACGTAAGTGCCGGTAATTTACTTACAGACAATCTACGTTATGCAAATGGCGTAGCATGGAGTTTTGGTAGCACATATTCAAATGCAAACGTAGCAGCATATCTACCAACATACACAGGCAACGTCAGCGCCAATTACTTTATTGGTAATGGAGCTACATTAACAAGTTTAACTGGCGGTAATGTAACAGGGCAGGTAGGAAATGCATTGGTTGCAGGTACAGTTTACACGAATGCACAACCAAATATTACCAGTTTAGGAACTTTAAGTAGCTTGAGTGTAACTGCAAACGTTAGTGCCGGTAATATATTAAGTGATAATTTATTATATGCGAATGGCGTTGCATGGAGTTTTGGTAGCACATATTCAAATACAAATGTAGCAGCATATCTTCCAACGTATACAGGTAATTTAAGTGCTGGAAACATTTTTACAGACAACTTATTATATGCAAATGGAGTTGCTTGGAGCTTCGGAAGCACATATTCGAATGCTAATGTAGCAAACTATCTACCAACTTACACAGGTAATGTAAGTGCTAATTACTTTATTGGTAATGGGTCTACATTAACAAACTTAACAGGCGGTAATGTAACTGGTCAAGTAGCGAACGCATTAATTGCGGGTACTGTTTATACAACCGCACAGCCAAATATTACAAGCGTCGGCACATTATCAGGTTTAAGTATAGTTGGCAATATAAATATAACCGGTAATATAAACGCAACAGGAAATATTAATTACAGTAACGTTAATGACTTAGTTGTTGGTGACCCATTAATTTACATTGGTGCCAACAATACAGGTAATTTATATGATTTGGGTTTTGTTGCAAGTTATAATGATGGTACAGACGAACACACCGGATTTGCCAGAGATGCAAGTGATGGTGTTTGGAAATT